ATTCAGGCGTGGGACGCTCAGGATGTCTGGCGCAACCGCAAGATGTTATCAAACGCCATAGCGGATGACATTTATAACAACGGCAAGATCAGGTCGGTTATCAGGAGTTACGCATGAGCGATTTTAATTATCAGCCGGACTTTGTATTCGAGGAGACGCTGGAATACAAGACGCTGGTTTCGGAGTTTGAGAACGGTGTTGAACAGCGCAGGCGTAAATGGGCGAATCCCTTACGCAAGTGGACACTGAGATTTCATAACCGCACCAAAGCGGATATGGAAGTGGTGCGGGATTATTTCAAAAACCGCTATGGTGCGTTCATGGCGTTTACGTGGACGAACCCCAATGATGCGGTTGAGTACACGGTGCGCTTTAGCGAAGACAGTTTCAAATATTCCATGAAGGCGCATGAGGTTTATGACTTTGATTTTGAGTTTGTCGAGGTGAAGTGATGCCGAGAAATATCGATGTCACATTTAAGAGCGAGAAAGCCAAGCGTGAGAACACCCCGGTGTTTTTATACACGCTTGAGGATTATGACGGCGTGAATGATCTGAATCTGGCCGGGTTCGATCAGGACGTGACTTATAACGGCGTTGTGTATTCAAAGTTTCCCATAACGCATGAGTTTATCGGCGAGAACAATCAGGGGCAGATCGATCAGGTCAAAGTCCGGCTGGGAAACGTATCACGACTGATTCAATCGTATCTTGAACAGTACGATTTGCGGGGCAAGAAGGTCGTCATCCGAATGGTTTGGCAGGATCAACTGTCGGATCCGGACGCTTACATGGATGACGTGTTTTATATCGACAGCTACACGGCTGATCAGAAAAACGTGGAGTTTACCTTAACCGGGAAGTTCGATGTGCTGGGCGTTGATTTACCCGCTCGCAGGTATTCACGCAATTATTGCGCATGGAAGTTTAAGTCAGCCGAATGCGGGTATTCGGGAGGAGAGACGGTATGCAACAAGACAAAACAGCGGTGCAAGCAACTGGGCAATTACCAGAGGTTCGGAGCGTTTCCGTCAGTGCCGACAAGGCGGATCTACGTGATGTAGAAAAACGCTTGATGGACAAGTATTTGGGGATTCCCTATGCGCATCGTGGCCGTACCATGGACGGTTTGGATTGCTGGGGGTTTTTAAAGCTGGCGTATGCGGACATCGGCGTGCGGCTTTTTGATATTGAGGACTTGCAGTACAGCAAGGTCTGGGGATTGAAAGGTAAAGATTATTTTAAGGAGAATTACGCCCACGATTGGCAGAAGGTTGATGAGCCGCAGGCGTTGGACGGCGTGTTGTTCGTTAATTCACGAGGCGTTGCCAATCATGCGGGTATGGTTCTATCAAACAGGCGGTTTATTCACTGTTGCCGTCAGGGGGTGGTCGTCTCCCGGCTTGATGACGTTTCGTGGAAAGAAAAAACAGAAGGATTTTACAGGTTGAAAAATGGTTACGGTTCGTAATATCGACAATCCGTTTAAGGCGGAAGACGCCGAAGTCAGGGAGTTTGATTATTCCCGGAGCAAAAGCGTGCGGGATTATCTTGAGGCTTCGGGGTTCGAGCTTCAGGACAGGCGTGTCATTGTTTCGGGCAAACGCATAGACGACTTGTCTTCACGGGTTGATGAGGGCGATGAGATCATCGTGACGCCTGATGTAAAGGCTCCGGTGGTTGCCGTGATATCGGCTATTGTCTCGGCGGTCTGGGCGGCGGCGGTTGCGCATCCGTTCTTGTTCACGTTCTTTGTGCTGTCCATGGGATACGCAATTTATCAATACATGAACCAGCCGAAAATGCCTGATTTCAATCTGGGCTCAAGCGGCATGGATGAGGGATCGCCTACGTACGGCTGGGATGGTGTCCAGACGATTCAGGAGGTCGGGGTTCCGGTAGCTGTTGTCTACGGCGAACATCGCATTGGAGGCAATATCGTTAACCAGTTTTTATGGGAGGACGGCGATAAACATTATCTCAACGCCTTGCTTGGAATTTGCGAGGGAGAGGTCGAGTCAATAGAGGATATTGAGATCAATAATAATCCTATTGCCAATTTTGACGGAGTGTCCGTGGTTAAGCGCTACGGCACGAACAATCAGAGCATCATTTCAAACTTCGAGGATCTGCACAATATCTATCCGGTAAACGCCAACCTCACAAAAGACAATCCGTATGTTTATACCACGATTGATTCAGACGTGGAATCGTTCGAGATTCATTTGCGGCTTAATAACGGCTTGTATCAGCAGAACTCCGGCTCCGGTGATATCCAAAGCTGGAGCGTTTCGTATCGTGTGGAATATAAGATTCACACTGAAGGAACATATATCGATTTGGGTGTTACAACAATTTCGGCAAAGTCTCGTTCATCTGTGCGCAGGGTGTTCAGGAAAACCGGTCTTACGCCCGGGCAGTATGACATTCGGATCACCCGCACAAGCGATGACAGTTCGCTTCAACCGCTAATGCAGGGCGACCTTACTCTTTTTCAGATAGATGAAATCAAGACGGATGATTTGAATTATCCCAATACCGCATTACTGGGCCTGCAACTTCTGGCCACCGACCAGCTTTCAGGCGGCATGCCGAACATCACAGCGGTTGTTAAAGGCAAAAAGGTCTTGGTTCCGGATGTGCGCAATGTCGGGGTTCCTGTTGACTGGGAGGCGTACTACTGGGATGGAAGCGATTACCGTTTGCTATCCGATGACACATTGCTTTCATGGAACGGCACCACTTACGTTGAGAAATATTCGGCGAATCCTGTTTGGTGCCTTCGAGACTTGATTACTAGTAACCGGTTCGGATTGGGTGAGTTCATAGTAAACGAGAATCTGGACATGGCTTCGCTTCTTGAGATGTCACGGTATTGCGAGGAGAAGGTTCCGGACGGTCATGGCGGCTATGAGAAGCGTTTCCGCATGGATGTGGTCATTGATAGCAACAACAAGGCTCTGGATATTCTGATTCAGCTTTGCGCCACGTTTAACGCCATGCCGGTATACAGCGCAGGCGGGATCACGTTCAAAATTGATAAAGAGACGATGCCGACTCAGTTATTCGGCATGGGCAATGTCATCAAGGACTCGTTCGCCCAGAGCTGGAAAACCATGAAAGAAGTGCCGAACGTGATTGAGGTTCAGTTTACGGATAAAGATAAAAATTACCGGCAGGAGACAATCGCCTACATTGACGAAACTGCTCTTGCGTCAGGCGAGCCGATGCGCAAAAGCCAGATCAGGTTGTTTACTACCCAGACAAGTTACGCCTTGCGTGCGGCACGTTATGCTTTAAAGGTTGCTCGCTACATTAACCGGTCGGTTACGTTCAGGGCGGGCATTGACGCAGTGGCATGTCAGGCGGGAGATGTCATTTCGATTTCGCATGACGTTCCGCAGTGGGGTTTCTCTGGCAGGGTGCAGGCTGGAAGCACGACAACGCTGGTGAAACTCGATAGGGAGATGGCTATCGAAGACGGCAAGTCTTACAAGATACAGGTTCGCTTTGCGGATGATTCGATTGAGGAGCGGCTTATCACTTCCCCCACCGGCACGCATACGGAGGTTGAATGCGTGGCGTTTACCTACGTTCCGCAGGCGTTTGATGTCTATGCCATCGGAGAGACCAACAAGATCAAGAAAGATTTCAGGGTGGTTGCGATTCAGCGTGAGGGCAAGAGCGAAGTACAGATTTCAGCGCTTGAGTATAACGAGGCGGTGTATGACGACTCGGAAATAACAATCCCGCAGAATAACTATTCATCGCTTTCCGGCGAAGTGCCGGTGGTGGAAAACCTTGAGCTGACCGAATCGCTCGTTAAGAAAACAGACGGCACGATTGAGAACGCCATTGATGTATGGTTTGACCGGCCTTCCTATTTAGACAACTACGTGAAGGCATTCGCCAAGGCGAAGATTTATTTAAGTGATGATGGCGGCCTTAACTGGCGGGCAAGAGGAGAAACGGCAGGATCTCATTTCAGGGTTATCGGCGATATTGTTGATGGCATGACGTATCAGGTCAAAGTCACTTCGCTTACAGATATGGGGCAGGAAAGCGGGATTGCTTCGGCACCCTCCGGGGAGATCACCGTGGTTGGTAAATCAGCCCCGCCAAGCGATGTCGCTACCTTCCTTGTCAATCAGGATAGGGACAGGCTTTATTTTGGGTGGGCGGAAATTGCGGACGTTGATGTTTGGGGCTATGAAATTCGTTGGGGCGCTGATTGGGACAGCGGACAGGTGGTCACGTTTCAGCAAGGGACGCATTATCTCACCACAAATTTCAGGACAGGTATCGGCCAGAGCTATTGGATCAAGGCGATTGATACTTCGGGGAATTATTCAGAGAACGCCAAGGAAGCGGTTATCACCATAACCGAGATACCGTTCAGGAATATTGTTTCGGAGTTTGTCGATCATCCCACATGGCCGGGAACGAAAGAACACCTTGTGGTCAATAGCAATAACCTGATGATCGAGGACGGCTATTTAAGCGGCAAATACACGACAGAGATTCGGGATTTCGGGTATGTGGCAACGGTGTATGTCGGCATTGACGTAATCACCACTCTTTTCACCGGCAGGCGGTTTAATGACGACGGCGTTACCCGGTTCAATTCAAACGATTCTTTGCGTTTTTCAGGTATTGAAAGCCCGGGCGTTGCTACCTTTGAGATTCGCACATCCGAGGACAATATCACATGGACGGAATGGGTGGGATATCAGTCAGGGGATTATCTTTGCCGGTATTTTCAGATTCGCATGACATTGACGAGGCAGAATGTCAGTGACAGCGTGAGCTGTACGTCGCTCAGTTATCACGGCGATTTGCCGGACATTGATGAGTATGGATCGGATACGGTTGTGGTTGCCGCAGACGGCAAGCAAGTGTTGTTTACAAAAACATTTCATGAAGAGCCGATTGTGCATATTGAGATCACAAGCGGAGACGGTATTTATTCAAAGTTCGTGAGTAAAAGCGAGACTGGGTTTACGGTCAAGCTCTATGACGGTGCGGGAGCGGAAAAGACCGGCGGTTTCGACTGGCACGCACACGGAATTTAGGAGGAAGCGATGGCAAAAACAATTATACCGCAGAAGGTGCTTATCGAGTTTAACGAGGGCAGTTTTTATAGCGGCGTGATCATGTACAAGATAAACGATAACGGCGTTATCAGCAAGACCAGAAGCATCGGGATAAAAGACGCCGGGTTCAGTAAACCGGTATTGAACGGGATATTGCAGAAACTTATCAGTCACGCAAATAATTCGGAGGGGATCAATGAGTAATTTGATTTGTCACAGGTGCAAACGTCCGATTGCGGACGATATGGCGTATGTCGCCATTCGTGGCGACATCATTTTACGCATGCCGGGCAAGAAGCCCATGGTATTTTCATGCATCGAGCAGGCGCACAACTACGCCCAGAAGCTGTTTGTTCATGATGTTTGCTGGATTGAGATGCTCAAAGAGTATGGCGCAGAGCTTTACGACATGGACAAAGTAGCCGAGGCATACAGAAATAAGGAGGCTGGCAATGGCGTGGGACAAGACTAAACCGGAAAACGATATGCTTTTGATCAACTTCCCGGCCGCCTGCCGTGCGAACTGGGACGCTCTTGAGCTTGGCACGGATCCGACTTTACAGAT